ACGTGCTATCCTTAAGGCAGCAGACATGTTGGAAAAAGGTGAGTATGACCCTGTAGAAAAACTGATTAAAGATGCAGTACAGATTTCACTTACTAAAGACATGGGTACAGATTATTTCTTAGATCCACGTGCTAGGTTGATGGCGATCAAGAGCAACAACGGACAGGTAAGTACAGGTTGGCCTACCCTTGACAAGAGATTGTTTGGTGGTATGAATCGCGGAGAACTTAATATCTTTGCTGGTGGATCTGGTTCAGGTAAATCTCTGTTCATGCAGAACATAGCAATCAATTGGGTCACCCAAGGACTTAATGGTGTGTATCTAAGTTTAGAACTTAGTGAAGGACTTTGTGCTATGCGTATGGACAGTATGGTGGCCAATGTGTCAACTAAAGAAGTATTCAAAGATCTAGACACAGTTGAAATGAAAGTCAAGATGGCAGGTAAGAAATCTGGTGTGCTACGTATCAAATATATGCCAGCACAGTCAAACGTAAATCAGATCCGCAGTTACTTGAAAGAACTACAGATACAGACAGGTATGCGACTAGATTTTATCATGGTAGACTATTTGGATTTGGTCATGCCGGTGAGTGCTAAAGTTAGTCCAAATGATTTGTTTGTCAAAGACAAATATGTGTCAGAAGAACTACGCAATCTAGCACGTGAACTTAATATATTGATGATCACTGCGTCACAGTTAAATCGTGGTGCTGTGGAAGAAATTGAATTTGACCACAGTCACATCGCAGGTGGTTTAAGTAAGATCAATACAGCAGATAACGTGTTTGGTATATTTACAAGTCGTGCTATGCGTGAACGTGGTCGTTATCAACTACAACTTATGAAAACACGTAGTTCAAGTGGCGTAGGTATGAAAGTTGACTTAGAGTATGACTTAGAAACTCTACGTATTACAGATCCAGGTGAAGAAGCGCAAGAAAGCGGCTTAAGAGGTGTTGGCGCTGGTAACATCCTAAGCCAGATTAAAACAGGTAGTACAGTAAATCCTACAGAAGATGCTCCAAAAGTACAGGCTGGTGTAGACAGCAGTAAACTTAAATCTATGCTTGCAGGGCTTAAAAAAGTAGAATAAACTTTATCTAAACATCGATAAATATACTAAATTGGAGTGAAAATCGTGCAAAAACGCACCCGTAGCATACTCACAGAACTTGACGAATTACTCACACACAAGGACAAGGAAAATCTCCTTGAAGCACGTGCTAATAACATCATCAACGGTGCTATTAACCTAATCAAGTACATCCACGAAAATTACGAAGCCGAGCAAGCTGGCGAGCTTGAGCGCCGTCTTCTTAATGCTATCAAGGGACAAGATCCCAGCAAATTCACTCGCGGTATCAGGAAGATCAAAGATGAAGATTAATGAAATTTTAAGTGAAGCTGGATTTTGGAAAGGTATAGCCAAAGGTCTTGCACCCAACGCAGTAGCAGATAGAGATGCTATGAAAGGGTTTAAAAAGGATTTCAAGAAATTCACTGATGTTGAGGATTTGCCAGACAATCAAGGTATCACTGTTAGCATACCGTCAGGTACACCAGGACAACCACAGGACAAAGTCAGCTGGACTCCTGCAAAAAATCTTCTAAATATTAATGGTCAAAATTATCAGAAAACCAAAAAAGGTTGGAAAGATCTACAGACAGATGAATTAATACCACCACAGTATGCTAAAGAAATACAAGCGGCATTTGATGTGGCCAGTGGTAGAATGGCCGCTCCTAAACCACGTGCAGTTAAATTACCTCCTATACAGGTAAAAACACCAACAGGTGAAATAGTAACTAAATCAGACACAGACGGGCTTTGGAGAATGGCCAACGGCACTGTTATCTCTGATACCCACAATGTCGCTGAATTAGAGAAACGAGCTAAACCAGCATACCAAACCAGACAGATGGCAAGAGGCTTATGAAATTATTTGAAATTAAAAAACAAACTCCGGGATTCTTACTAACAGAAAGTAAGAATGTCCATCTTGAACATTTAGAAGATCTAGTGTTTAATGCTGGGTATGCTGGCGCACAGGAAGCACTTAACTATGTTGAAAGCCTACGTCATATGTTGGCAGAAGGCACAGGCACTACTAGTAAATTAACAGTCAAGTGGGATGGCAGTCCTGCTATCATCTGCGGTATAGACCCTAGCGACAGTAGATTCTTTGTAGGCACAAAAGCAGTGTTCAGCAAAGGTAATCCTCGACTATGTAAGACAGCTAAAAACATTGAAGAATTTTACGGTGATCAACCTGAGCTAGCTGACATACTATTACAATCTCTTAAATATCTATCTAAATTAAACATCGGCGGTGTAGTACAAGGTGATTTGATGTTCACAGAGAACAGCAAAGAAACTGCCAACATCAACGGTGAAGAATGCTTGGTTTTCACGCCCAATACAATTACCTATGCTGTACCAGTCGACTCAGCCCTGGGCCAACGCATAGCCCGTGCAAAGCTAGGCATCATATTCCATACCAGCTATGAAGGTGACAGCATACAAGACATGCGTTCAAGTTTTGTGGTTAATGTACAAGGATTTAATCAAACAGCTGATGTATGGTGTGATGATGCTACATATAAAGACTATACCGGTATCGCTAGTCTTACTCCTACAGAGAATACCAAGATAGAAAGATCGATGTCGGCTACTTTATCTACAATGGAAAAACTAGGACCGCAGAGATTTGACATTATTATAGCTGATAAAGAATTTGCTCGCATGATCAAACCTTTTATCAATCGTAACATACGAGGTGGTGTACAGATATCTGATCCCAACAAGTTCTTAAAAGATTTCATGACCTACTATCACAATGAACAGACTAAAGATATCACCAATGTAACTGATCGTGTAGCACAGAATCGCTTGGCTAAGATCAAACAGAAAGAACAATGGATAGCAGATAATTCAAATGCCCTGTTAGGAGTGTTAGCAGTTTACAAACGCCTAGTGGAAATTAAAGGTATGCTGTTGGCTAAACTGCAACAGGTAGAAGGGATCAGCACATTCCAGAAAACCAACAATGGATACAAAGTAACAACACCTGAAGGTTTCGTTGCTATCGGACATGATGGTGGTGCTATCAAGTTAGTAGATAGATTGAACTTTACACGAATCAATTTTGCTAAGAGAAGCTAATGTTAGAATTTATCGAAGAACTCAAAGAAGCTAGAATATACAAAGGTGAATCTACTTTAGAAAATAAAACTGCTGAAGATATCGCCAAAGCCAGTTTTCTCTGTATAATGATGTTAGAGATACTAAGACACAGCGACAAAGAGTATGCCCGCGACTATGCTAAGAGTACTATAGCCTATGAGAATTTTGAAGTTCTAAGGATGAACACCACAGATTTACAAAACATGTTGGCTATCCTAAACAATCAAGATAAACATGCCAAACGAATTAAAACAGATCCAAACATCGCAGTGCCTGTACTACAGATAAAAAGATACATGCGAGATATTGCTAACGGTAATAAAGACCCTAATCTAGATCGTCAATTGTTTATGACTTTAGAGCGATTCTTTAAAATTAGCAGCGGCGACTATAAAAATATCCGTAGAGAAGTAGGTGATTGGAAACTAGCACATAAATCCGATAGAACCACAGTAACTAAAAACATCAACACATTCATCAATAGACTACAAAATATACAACCAGATATAGCAGTATATTTTGCTAAACATCAAGACTAATATTTTTTTCAGATTCAGCTAAATAATAGTATGCGCGAAAGCGTACATTTATTAGGAGAATTAAAATGGCATTAACAAGAACAAACGGTTGGGCAGTAGCAGCAGAACAAGTAGGTCGTGACGTTAAATTCGTTAAAGTTGCAGCTTCTGGTATTGAAACATCATACCAAGCCGCAGATAGCGATTTCGAACAAGTTGTATTTGCATTACAAAAACACTGCACAATTACTATCGTTGGTACACCAGCATCTGGTAACGCAGTATTCATGGTTGAAGGTCTACCTTCAGGTAACATCATTGACGTGACCGGTAGCTCAGCAGCTGTTGCTACAGCGTTAGCAACTGACATTGATGCAGCTAGTGGTTTAACATCAACAGTTACAATCTACAACGGTCTAAGCGGCGCAACATTTGCTTAATTCTTAGTTGGATTAGTAATACTAAAAAAGCACTGTTTAGGCAGTGCTTTTTTTATGGCTATAGAATACCTTAGAATCAAACTATAAATAGTCATATGCGCTAGACGCAAATATTAGGAGAAGTACTATGTCATTAACAAGAGTAAACGGTGGAGCGAGTCCATTTCAAGCTACTGGTCGTGCCTTGTCAATGTTTACAGTGTCATTAGCTAATGTCCATGTTAGTTATGATGCCCCTGAAAGCGATTTTGAAAAATTAATACGAGCGATTGAAACAGTTAGCTCAATTGAAATTTTAGGAACTCCAGGTAGCGGATCATTTCGTGTAGCAGTATCAGGAACAAGCCTTAATGCAACTCAATTAGAAGCGATTTTATCCGCGGCAGTAGCAACAACAACTGTAGCAAGTTATACATTCTAATCTGACCAGGTTGGAATCAAGGGCAGGATTTATTCCTGCCTTTTTCTTTGCCTATAAATATCTGCATGGACCAATTGTTATATAGATATCGGGCTTATACATTAGTTGATATCACCAAGACAGACGTGCTGTCTTATTCACAAGAAAAAGAAAAACAACGCAATCAACAACGTAATTGGGAAACGGTTATACAGGTACTCAGCCTCAGAGCACAGTTGATCGAATTGGATTATCTTGGAGTTAAAAAAGAAAATATCAAGACACATAGTTTTGGTATCGACTATTCTGGTGACCACAATGTCTGGAGTTTTGAATTCAGTGTAGAACATGAAAATGTCTATGCACAAGACAATGACAGATATGGAACATTAAAAAATGATTTCCGTATAGCGCCAATAATATTGGGTCTTGATGAAACTGCAAAACCAGAATTGTCTTTGTTCTATCCCAGCGGCGAATTTAAAAATATATACTTTATAACTATTACCAATGACTAAATAATAGTTGATGCTACAACATCATATTACGGCACATATTAAGGCAAACAGATTAAGGCACATTCAACAAGCATCGCTTAGAATTGAGAGCGACGTATGTCAACCACTAAAATTGAAAAAGAGAACTTAGAAGCCCACGTTGAAATCTGTGCCGAAAGGTACAAAAACTTGGAAACTAAACTACATAACTTAGAAGGCAAGATAGTAGAACTTGATACCCGTATGGACAAGTTTGAGGAACATCTCATTGATATCAAAAACAGCCTGACATCGAAAGACGAAAAACAAACCAATAGATCATTCAGTATCTTAGTCAGCGTGTTTGGTATTATACTAACAGCACTATTAGGAATTATCGCCCACGGTTTATTCAAATAAATAAAGTTAACCGAGTTTAACTTTATGAAAATCGTAGAATTAACAAATAAATTATTATTACCTATCACCAATGAAGAGCATGAGCTCTTGTCCAGATTTGGTGATGACTCTATCGCTAAGAGCACTCTAGAAGAACGTGAGCAACTACTGGCGAATCAATTAACAGTCAAGGATGTCTTGGTTAGATCAAATGAAAACGGTAAAATCTACTACAAAAAACGTATTGACTGAGATTGATCTCGAGAAGATCCGCCGCTTTACAGACAACGAACTTGACAAAATATCCAAAAACAGTGAACTACCATTCTGCTATCAAGTAGGCGCAGACACGGTCGTCGTGGGTGCTTACAAGGTACTCAAAATAGATAATAAAACTTGGCGTGTACAGCAAAAAGACCAACAGCTATTTGATTTTTTCACCCGCAAAGACGCTATATTTTACTGTATAGCCCTGCATAAAAAAGACTATATCCTGGCTAAGAATATACAAGACAACGATCAACAGTTGGCTAAATTAGAAGCAGATGCTATACTCTATAGATATCGTTATAAACGTGCTCAAGAAACAGAAAATGACTGGGAAATAGAACTCTACAGTAATAGATACGCAGAAACAATGGCTCGCATAGATCATGTCAAGAAAGAATTAAAGAAAAACATAAACTTGGCTAAATATATTAAAGTCTAAACAGGAATTATAACCATGAAATTAGCAGAAATGGCAAAAACATCAGCCAAACAAATTAATAAATTAATGGAAAGCCGCTTTGGTTTTGCTATTGATTACAGCAAGATGTCTGTTGAAAAAGCAGAAAAGCTAAGTGAAACTATCTCAGCTAATCTTGACAAAATCCGCCATAGCGTGGACTTGCACACAGCAGAACGTAATCCACGTTATATGGAATTATTGACTGTTAAAGAAAATCTAAGCCGTTGGTTGGAAGAAAATCGCCAACAACTAGTAGAAGGCGAAGTAGGTAATGCAGAAGTGCTATTAGCTGCTAAAGACATGGTAGACAGCGTCCAAGACGCTATCGAGAAAGTTGGTAAGATGCAGAACGAGCAATTACCACAATTATTAGATTCAATCCGAGATCAAATCGGTTCAGAACAAGCTGAGTCATTTAAATCAGCAGTTGGTGAAACACTAAACACGCTAATGCAAAATCTACAGGCAGCACGTGAAGGTGTTGACAATGGCGTTCGTGTATTAAGTGGTGAGCAAGTTGATCAACCGATGGCAATAGGCGGTGGTGATACAGAAGCTCCAGCTGAACTACCACCAGCACCAGGCAGTGATCTAGATCAAGATGAAACTGATGGCTTTGCCGCTACAGATGCAGCCGTGGGTGGCGCAGAAGAGCTAGGCCGCGAACTACGCTAATCGTGAAGATTAATGAGTTTATCCATAGTCCAAAGAATACTCCAGAGTCAAATTTAACAACGGCTCTGGAACTTATTCGTCATAGATACAAAGACAAAGAACAGCTTCCAAAAATATCAACACAGAGTTTGATCAACATGGTACTTAACACAGACAGTACCTTTGATTATGACGCACTAGTAGCCGCAGCAGAAGGCAATCCAGCAGTTAAAAATCTAATCAAAAGCTATAACAAGGACACAGTTGAATTAAGTTCGGCAGATCCCACAGCTGATGATGAATCAACTACAACAATCACTCCAGACGGTGAAACTACTCAAGCACCGGTAGACACAGTCGAAAAAATGGCAAAACGTGCGGCTAAAGCTCGTGATGCAAAACTATTCTAAATTAGACTTGACATAAGATTATAAATACTTTAGTATTTTACTATACTATTGGAGTATTTAAATGGCTTATTCAGAACAGGTTCTAGACCATTACGAAAATCCTCGTAATGTGGGTAGTTTGGACAAGAATAGTCCAGATGTAGGAACAGGTATGGTAGGTGCACCGGCCTGCGGTGATGTGATGAAACTGCAAATCGAAGTGCATGATGGAATAATAACAGATGCGAAGTTTAAAACTTATGGGTGTGGAAGTGCTATTGCTAGCAGTTCGCTTGTCACGGAAATGCTTAAAGGTCGTACTTTGGATGAAGCCCAAGAGATTAAAAACTCAGCGATCGCGGAAGAACTAGCATTACCCCCAGTAAAAATCCACTGCTCGGTGCTTGCAGAAGATGCGATCAAATCAGCCATAGCAGACTACAGAAAAAAGAATGAAACGCAACCCCATTGAGAGTCCCTGCATAGGTGTATGTCAATTCATAGGTGGAGAGTGTAGCGGGTGTTTCCGCACACAAGATGAAGCCTTCGAATGGTACGAATTAACAGATGAACAAAGAAAATCTGTATGGGATAGGATAATAGAAAAGAATAAAAACAAATGATCTCGCTTACCGAAACTGCCAGCAAAAAAATGCAAGATGCCTTATACCATCGCGGCAAAGGCATTGGCATGCGTATTGGTGTGCGAACTTCAGGATGTAGTGGCTTTGCTTACGTATTAGAATTCGCTGATAAACTGTTTGAGGGTGATCTCGAGATAGAAGATCGTGGTGTTACACTCGTCATCAATAAAAAAGATCTGGTATACTTAGAAGGCATGCAGATCGACTATACCAAAAAAGGTCTTAACGAAGGCTTTGAATTCCAAAACCCTAACGAAAAAGCACGTTGTGGTTGCGGAGAATCATTTACTGTTTGACATAGCTGAAATAGTCATATATACTATTAGCTATGCTTATTCAAAAATACAATTATACCCCCATTAATCGTCAGACTGTAGAAGGCAAACGTCACTATTGTTTACCAGACGGTTCCAAAGTTCCTAGCGTTACTACTATCTTGGATAGAACCAAACCTCAAGAAAAAATTGATGCTCTAAATAACTGGAAGAAACGTGTAGGCGAAACCAAAGCACAGGAAATAGTAACAGAAGCCGCCGGCAGAGGTACACGTATGCACAAATTTTTAGAGGACTATGTGCGTAACGATAGAGTAATGCCCGATCCAGGTACTAATCCCTACAGTCAAGAAGCACACAAAATGGCACAAGTAGTGGTAGAACACGGGCTTAAAGATGCTGACGAAATATGGGGTATCGAAGTGCCTTTATACGTTAGCGGCCTCTATGCAGGTACTACAGATGCTTGTGGCTTATATAAGGGTGCTCCAGCAATTTTAGACTACAAACAGACTAATAAACCCAAGAAAACCGAGTGGATTGAAGACTATTTCTTGCAATTATGCGCCTATGCTGCCGCTCATAATGAAACCCATGGCACAGACATTAAACAGGGTGTAATCCTAATGGCAGTGGCTCCTAAAAAGCTAGAAGACGGTACTATTGCTACCCCTGAATTCCAGCATTGGGTCCTACAAGGCAACGAATGGAATATATGGATGGACCGTTGGTTTGACAGAGTTGAGCAGTATTATAAGTTAGCATAAATACTAGATATTAAGTTAAGGTGCTAACATGGCTGTAATTCAGATATCTAAAATCCAAGTCCGTCGTGGCTTACAAGAAAATCTTCCACAATTGGCTTCTGGTGAATTTGGGTGGAGCATAGACCAACGTCGTCTATATATTGGTAACGGTACTATTTCAGAAGGTGCACCAGCAGTAGGCAATACTGAAATTTTAACGTCTAGCCAAGACATCCTAAGTGCTATCCAATCATATATATTCAGAGGTGACGAATCTGGATATACTAGTATAACTGGTCCTAATCTGATCAGTCCCGTTACTAGATCACTACAGCACAAATTAGATGAACAGATTTCAGTTAAAGATTTCGGTGCAGTAGGTGATGGTACGACAGATGATACTGTTAAAATCCAGCGTGCGATCGACGAAATTTATCCAAGCGATTATTTTACCACTGTTGGTGTAAGACGTAAACTACACTTTCCAGCTGGTGTATATAGAATCACTGCACAGTTAACGATTCCTCCATATGCTATACTCTGTGGTGATGGTCCGTTAAGCACATTTATCAGACAAGAATCTACAGTACCTGTTATACAATTACGCGACAGCCGCGGTAATTTTGGTAGTTCGATGAATCCATCAACATCAATATTACCATTCCAGGTAGAAATCAATGATCTAACATTATCTACACTAGCAACATCAAACGTAGCTGTTGTAGACAGTGCTACTACTGTCATGTTTGATCGTGTTAATTTCAAAGGCAATATCAGCAGTCCATTAAATCCTGGGGCAACTGCTGGAGTTCAATTATTAAACACCAAAGGTAATGTAAGTCAAGTGTCATTTACAGAATGTTCATTTGGTAATATAACTTTTGGTATTTCAGCATACGGTAATGTGTCTGGTGTAACAGCCACAGACTGCGTATTTGATAATCTCTATCAAGGTGTGTACTCTTCAGCAAACATTGGTAGTCCACAACACGTTAAAATAACATCCAGCACATTTAGTAATGTGGCTAAACAGGCGATTTATTCAGCCGACAACAGCAGCGTGATCAGCGCATTCAACAGATTCAGATTTGTTGGACTCGGTGATACCACTGGAATTATTTCCAGCACTGCTAACACAGCAGTACTATCATGGAACACGCCAAACAACTTCAGTATTGGTGATTTGTTTGACCGAGATTCTACAAACATAGCAGTAAAACCTTTGATTGAATTATTGGGTACCGGTGATCCAACATTGGGTGCGTTTACAACCAGCGGATCACTACAAACAGGTGTTGGTTATACTAAAACACTAGCTGGTAATACAGTAGTAGCTAATGTGGGGTTATTAATATCATCAACTACTACTAACATCATTGACTACAGTGTAAGCAGACTAGGTAATGTCAGGGTCGGAACTATCAAAGTTACACAATCTGGCGGTAGTGCTGTTTATTCAGATGATTATTCTGAAACTGGCATAGTTGGAGTATCTTTAGATTTCCAAGGTTTTGGTACCACTGCAGCATTAACTTATGCGACATCAAATACAGCACCAGTAGCAAATGGGACGATCAAATATAGCCTAAGATCATTTGTCTAACATGTGGTCTAATTTTTGGAATCTACGAGTATCGGATCGTTTGAACCAGTGGAAAGATTTCCGCCATCAACTCAGCGATTTACCTTTAGACAAAGCAGTAATAGAACTTAATAACATGTGGAGTACTGCTCCGTATGTTACTTATTATTTGGCTCCAGATGCACCAAATACTTGGCCAGATCCCTGGACCTTGTTAGCCGAAAACTACTATTGCGAACTTGCTAAATCACTAGGAATGTTATATACTATATACTTCACTAGTCATAAGAACGTACCATTAGAAATAAGAGTATATTATGATTATAAAGAGAAAATTAGGTATAATGTAGCCTGGATAGACAGTGGAAAATATATTCTTAATTACTGGCCGTACGAAATAGTAAATACAAAGTTAGTCGAAGAAAAACAGTTACAACTGATATATCAATATTCAAGCAAAGATTTACAGTTAGAAAAATATTAAACAAATTAGAGGTTTCAAGTGAGCAACATTCAAGTTAAGAAACGTAGTGGCGCAATCGTACCACTAGATTTAACAAAATGGCAAAATCAGGTAGCCAAAGTATGTTCGGGCATAGCTGATGTTAGCCAGAGTATGATAGAGATCAAAGCTCAACCACACTTTTACGATGGTATCAGCACTAGAGAGATTGATGAGATCACACTCCGTGCGATAGTTGATTTAATCGATGTAGAACACGAACCCGAAGTAGGACACACAAACTATCAATTCGTAGCAGGCAAACAAAGACTGTCGATGCTACGCAAAGATATCTACGGTGACTATCAAGTACCACACTTATACGAAATTGTAAAAACGAATGTAGCCACTGGACTCTACACAGAAGAATTATTATCTTGGTATACTGAAGAAGAGTGGAACAAGATGGATGATATCATCGATCATGCCAAAGATGAAGAATATAGTTATGCGGCCATTGAGCAGTTAATTGAAAAATACCTAGTTAAAAATCGTTCAACAAAACAAATATATGAAACACCACAGGTGCGTTATATGATAGCGGCTGCCACAGTGTTCCATAATGAAAATCCACAACAGAGATTACGTTATATTAAAGATTACTACGCCTGTGCCAGTGACGGATTGTTCACGCTCGCCACTCCAGTGCTCGCTGGCCTAGGCACCCCTACAAAGCAGTTTAGTTCATGTGTATTGATCAAATCAGACGATGACCTAGACAGTATTTTTGCTAGCGGAGAGATGATGGCCAAGTATGCTAGCAAGCGTGCAGGCATTGGCTTAGAGATAGGTCGTTTGCGCCCATTGGGTAGTCCTATACGAGGCGGGGAAATCATGCACACAGGCATGATCCCCTTCCTTAAGAAATGGTTTGGTGATTTGCGTAGTTGTAGCCAAGGTGGTATCCGTAATGCATCAGCCACAGTATTCTATCCTATATGGCATCATCAGTTCGATGACTTGATCGTATTAAAGAACAATCAAGGTACTGAAGAAACACGTGTACGTCACATGGACTATGGTGTTGTGCTGAATGCTATGTTCTGGCGCAGATTCAAGAACAAAGAAAATATCACATTCTTTGATCCTAATGAAGTGCCTGACTTGTATGAAGCGTTTTACAAAGATACAAAACTGTTTGAAGAATTATATATCAAGTATGAAAAGCAAAAAGGTTTGCGTAAGAAAGTATTAACAGCAGAAGAAGTATTTAAAGGCGGTATACTTAAAGAGCGGACTGACACTGGACGTATCTATCTGGTGTTTATTGACAATGTTATGAAACAAGGACCATTTGATCCTGAGTATCATACAATCTATCAGAGTAATCTCTGTTGCGAAATCCTACTGCCCACCAAGCCATTTAAACGCTTGGACGATCCAACTGGTCGCATAGCTCTTTGTACGTTAGGTAGTATCAATTGGGGTGCTTTCCGCAATCCAGAAGACATGCGCCGTGCTTGCCGTACTCTACAACGTAGCTTATGTAATATCCTTGACTATCAAGATTTCTTAAGCATACAAAGCCGATTAAGTAATGATGAAATACAACCACTAGGTATTGGTGTTACTAACTTGGCCTATTGGCATGCTAAAAAGAATCTACGCTATGGTGAAACAGAAGCACTGCAAGAAGTTAAGACATGGATGGAACATCAGGCATTCTATTTAACAGAAGCCACAGTGGAGTTGGCTAAAGAACGTGGTGCATGTAAGCACAGCGAATATACACGCTATGGTAAAGGATTCTTCCCCTGGGAGAATCGTGCTCGGGCAGTTAACAAACTTGCTGACTTCACTCCGACACGTGAACTAGATTGGGAACAACTACGTAGCGATATGAGATCCTATGGTGTGCGTAATGCTACCTTGATGGCTATCGCTCCAGTAGAGAGTTCAAGTGTGGTTATTGGTTCGACTAATGGTATCGAGATGCCTATGAGCCTAATCTCAGTCAAAGAATCAAAAGCAGGTGCATTTATACAAGTAGTACCAGAATATAATAAATTAAAAAATAAATATCAACTCATGTGGGAACAACGAGACTGTGATGGTTATTTGAAAACTGCGGCAGTGCTAGCGGCTTATGTAGATCAAAGTATTTCAACAAATACATTCTATAATCCAGCACACTTCCCAGATCGCAAAGTACCAACTACATTAATCGCTAAGAATCTAATGCAGGCACACGCTTGGGGTATTAAGACATTCTACTACAGTTTGATTAACAAAGCTGGTAGTAAACAAATACAAGAAGAAGTTAAAACTTCAGAAGTATCAGTAGACGAAGTATCATCAACAGAAAACGAGGATTGTGAAGCATGCAAACTGTAATTTTAAGAAATGAAAATGATCGAGAGTGGACCACTATCGAAAAGATCAGAGTCGAACTAGTTAAACGAGGAGTTTCACAGCCAGTTGAAATCGAAAAAGAAGCTGAAGAGATGATACTCGAAACTCTAATGCGTGATGATGTGGATAAAGTATATGTTGATACAGAGGGAGCATTAGTTATCGAATATCTTGAAGAATCTCCAGACGGCGAAGAAATTAAAGACAATTATGATGGAACATTAAGAAGCTACTAATATGAGTAAAGCACAATACGATTTAAAACACGACACAGATTATCTTAATCGCAAGATGTTCCTCGACCCAGCGGGTCCTGTGACTATCCAACGATTTGAAGAAGTCAAATATAACAAATTAGTAAAATTAGAGCAGACTGCTCGTGGATTCTTTTGGGTTCCAGAGGAAGTCAGCCTGACTAAAGATAGTAATGATTTTAAAGAATCTAGCGATACGGTCAAGCATATCTTTACTAGTAACCTACTGCGACAAACAGCATTAGACAGCTTACAAGGACGTGGACCTGCGCAGGTATTCACACCAGTGGTAAGTATTCCAGAATTAGAAGCGTTGATGTATAATTGGAGTTTCTTTGAAACTAACATACATTCACGTAGCTACAGCCATATCATACGTAATATCTATAACGTGCCTAAAGATGTGTTTAACACTATCCATGACACCAATGAGATTATCAGTATGGCATCCACCATAGGCAACTACTATGATGCCCTGCATCTTATCAATTGTAAGAAAGAGCTAGGACACAAGATAGATGAACAAGAACATATACGAGCCATATGGTTGGCACTAAACGCCAGTTACGGACTCGAGGCGTTCCGTTTCATGGTATCATTCGCTACTAGTCTAGCAATGGTTGAAAACAAGATCTTCATCGGCAACGGTAATATCATCAGTTTGATCTTACAAGATGAAGTTCTACATAAAGAATGGACTGCTTGGTTGATCAATCAGGTAGTAAAAGAAGACAATCGCTTTGCTAAGGTCAAAGAAGAGTGTGCTGATGAAGTTTATGCTATGTATCTTGATGTCATCCGTGAAGAAAAAGCCTGGGCAGACTACTTGTTTAAACTAGGTCCAGTTATTGGTCTCAACGCTAACATCCTTAGAGAGTTTGTAGACTATACTGCCGCAGGAGCATTAAAAGATATCGGTATCAAGTATCAGGAGCCAGCACCTAAGACTACTCCGATACCTTGGTTCAATAAACACAGCGATACCAGCAAGAAACAAACAGCCTTACAAGAAAATGAATCAACAAATTATGTAATCGGAGTCATGGGCGAAAACGTTGACTACGATGATTTACCAAATTTATAGGACAAGAAATGTTAACAGTATATTCAAAAAATAATTGCCCTTACTGCGAGAAGGCAAAACAACTATTAAGAAATAAAAATATCAATCATGAAGTGATTATGATCGATGAAGATCCAGAAGCACGCGAGTGGTTGATTGCCCAAGGACATAGAACAGCGCCACAGATTTATCAAAATGGTAAATTGTTTGTAGAGGGCGGTTATCAAGGTTTGGCTAAATTACCAGACGAAGAATTATTCAATAAACTAGAAGGGGTTTCAAATGTTAACAACACCTAAGTATAACAAAGATACGATTGTAAGTTTTAAACTAGTTAACGGTGACGAAATCGTTGCTAAAGTCATAGATCAAACAGACAATGGATTCGTTATAAACAAACCGTGTACAGTGATGCCTAGCCAAAAAGGATTAGGACTGATACAGAGTTTGTTTACCAGTGACTTAAATAAGAATGTAACACTAGACAATGGACATGTTATGATGCACAGTCCTACTATCACTGATGTAGAAAATCACTACATTAAAACAACTACTGGTATTGAACCAGCTAGTGCTGGCGGTATTATAACATAGAGCAAAAGAAATGGGTATTGAATCATTAGTAACGGCAAAAGCAGGATCAGTAGTATCCGAAAACCTCAAGGTCAGTCTAGCTACACCTAGTGCTTCAATCACCCCATCGACCTTAACAGCAATGATAGGATTAAGTAAAGGTGGCGCAATAGCACTACCATCAGCAACCACCGCGGCATTTAGCAGTGCGATATCTGCATTAAATGCCATTGTAGCTGCTCCGTTAAATCCCTTAAACAGCCAAGCAACAGCACTAGTCAGTAACTTACAAACACAATACAATGCCATGGCACCATCAGGCAACCCTGCGGCGTTCGGTCAATTGATCATGCAGGCTCAAGCACACATCAATGATGCTACCGAAGTAAAGAAAGCTTCAGATTTTTTATCCTCTAGCAAATTCAGTGATTTTGGTAGTGGTGTGACTAATATGAGCAGTTTAACCACACAGGGATTAAATACCAGCTTTGGCAGTCTGACAGATGCTGCCACAGTAATGGAAAAAGCTGGACCGATATTTAACACCACAGACATGTCAACTTTTGGAACTGGTGCTGGATTAGTTAATAAACTTTCTGATGAAAAACTAGGTAATTCAACAGGTATCAATAAACTGTTAGAGTCTAACGGAGTTGATCTAGATAACATATCAGATCCTGTATACAGCAGAACAGTTGATAATGTCCTTGGCAGTGTAACTGATGAAACGACGATCAATACAATAACAGATCAATTTGGTGTCAGTCCTTACGCCAAAATTGAGAATTTAAAAGATCTAACTGATGTGAGTAAATTGGTTAATCCAGCTAGCATCACAGGATTCAATGGTGATCTTAAATCTGTAGGTGAAAAGTTCAGTGATCTAGGTGCTAGTTTTGAGTCACCAGCCGATGCTTCAGCTATGTTAAGTGGCATGGAGGTACCTAGTGTGCCAACGCTTGATGCTATTCCTGATCTCGGAGAGCATGTAACAGGTATGTCCACTGATTTGAATAGCATGATAGGTTCTGGTTCGGGTGTTCCTAGTATAACAGATTTCACCGGTATGGTAACAGGTACAGCCGCAGTTGATACATTAACTAGTATGGTAAGTTCACCAAGTGTGGGCAGTTTAACCGCAGTGCAGACTATGTTAGATAACAATAATACCTTATGGAAAAAAGCTGGAGTTGATTTAACCAATTATACTCCTCCTACTAATAGTTTATCTAGCTGTATGAGTTTTGCTACAGGCCTACACAGAATGGGTGCTGATACTTCAGGATCTGGTGCTAGTGAGTTAATCGCTAGTTTAGCAACCAATGATGTTTATGGTGATGCTATCAAAGCCAGTCTAGCTGAAGGTAAGAATAGAGCACTAATGCAAGCGAATGGAATAAGCCCAATTAAAATAGGATAATCCATTATGTATTTGAACCCTACTCTTGAATACCAACATATAAGTGAGTGGGCCAATCATCTCGTAGGTCGTAAGATCACACCACGCAATCTCGTTAAAACCCTGGGCAAACATCTCAACAGATATCATCCAGTACGTGTTAAACTATATCCAGGTGCTAAAGGTGCACTTGATCCTGATGAATTTACTATCGGTGCAGAGTATGATCCTGGATTAGATGAACTAAAGAAAAAACAATTCATTATCGATTTTATTTTCAACCATCCTAAAACTACTCCGATAATAGTTACACAGGAGATGGCAGATAAATTAACTATCGATCTAGTAGAAACACTGATACACGAATATGAACATCAACGCCAGTATCGCAATCGCAGATATCGCATGCACCGTAATAACTACACTAGCCATCACAAGGATCCTAAGGTCCGAGCTGATCAAGAATATCTAGGTGATCCCGATGAGATAGATGCTTATGCTCAAAATATCGCGGCTAGACACTACCTTTTGAAATATAAGTTAAATATTACTAGTGCTAGCAAGATTAATAGTCCAGATTTAAAACAGTACTACAAGGCATTTGGCAAGGATCACGACATAACTAAACTATTACTTAGAAAAGTCAAAGAAAATATCAAATACTTTAAGGAAAACGACAATGGCAAAAATCACAGAAGAGTCCATAAAAGACCTCAACTTAAACGAAAACGTTGATGAAGTAGATGTATTAGAAGATATACATCCAGAAGATTATGTATTTGTTGTCAGTCCTGAAGGCAAATTGCGCGGTATAAGTTTACCTGAAGATGATGGGCAAGAAGTCAGTGAAGAACTAAAAGATATCCTTAACTATATCGTAAAAATCAGTCAAAAAATAGCTCCCAGGGTCTTACACTAATCTAATTCGTTCTTGATACGCCATATAGCTATGCGTGTCAGAGGTCCTATAGTTCCTGTAGGTTCTAGACCTTTGCTTTTTTGGAATGCTCGGATCTTTTCTTTAGTGCTGAGATCAGGCATCTTTTCTTTACATACCTTGCGATACTTATTAAACACGTGTATCAAATTGCAGTCTCTGCCTGTAACAGCATCTAGAGCATGATCAGTCAGGCTCTTGCCTGTAGTTCCGTAGGCTACCACATCTGCCGCTGTCTTGGCCTTATCCACAGTTTCAGCAGTAGCTACCACAGTGGCACCTGCGCCCATGTTACCCGCTATCATGGTAACACAACCTTGCAGAAATAAACAACTAATGATTAAGAGTCTTATCCCCATTTGAGTAAAAATGCTGTTACTAAATCTCCATTGGGCATGCTGATGACCATACCTTCATGATGCATGCGTCCTTTAGGCAAATGCGCCTCCATCCATGTATATATACCTCGTTCATTCTGTATCCACCAAGCAAAATCTGCTATGACTACTGTATAGTGGTCCCAACCTACCTCTTCAGGGCTGACTACGATAAATCTACGTCCATTGGCGCCGTCTAATATGCTCATCGGGGTAAGTTCAAACTAAAATATGTGGCATCAGCTGGCCGCTCAAAACGATAATCGAATCCTTCCCCAGGTTTACCAACATTATACCCACTAATATGGAAACGCCCTCCTGGTGCACGTATGACCCAGTTGTATATGTCATTGGTATTATGTGTGTGATGCTGCATGACCCAATCCCAGCTGAGTTTTACACTGGTCCAATCTTCTGGTGGTGGCCAATCTTTATATTCTATCATAGGTATTTCAATACAAACATAGTTCTTGCGGTTTCGTCGTAAAAGTCAATATGTATTTGGCTACGATAGTCACGCCAATCAGAATTGCTATCATATTCAACATCTTGTTCATTATATTTTACGTGCTCGCGCACTGTAAATCCCAGCTGTTCACGCATTTTATTACGCATGAGGTATACACTAGGAGTCGCCGCATACTCAGATTTAATCTTAGCAAAGATCTGATCCCATTCACGATGTTTAAGTATTACGGCTTTCATAGGTCGATATACTGTAGTTGAAAATTATCAGCACGATGTTCATGACCTATATAGCCGCGGGGATTACACACCACACGTGTTTCACCGATGTTATAGTCAAATGGCTCATGTGTATGTCCATGCGTCCATAAACGAATCTGTGGACGATAAGCGATAAAGTCATCTAGGTCACTGGCGAACGCACCATTCATGATAGTATCTTTAGCATACTTAGGATGCACACTCTTAAAGCTAGGGCAATGATGTCCGACTACGATGAACTTATAGTTAGGACGATTGTAGGTAATGTGATTGATATAATCCATGCTCTTGTTATGGAACACGACAGTATCCTCTGGTGTTAATCGTGCAGGCTTACCCCACTCATTTAAGGTCCTGGCACTGTTCTTGATACTGGTATAATCATTCATCATAGTAGTCACATGATACATGGTAAGACTATCTTCTTCGTTCATATTAGTCCATAAGGTAGAGCCGATAAAAGTATATCCCCCAATGTCCACGGTTTCATCATCTAGGATATGTAGATTATCGTAAACGAGTTCACGCTTTAAATGCCCAGCGGTATATTGTACGTCATAAGCGTAGTGTTCATGATTACCTAACACGTAAATAACTTGAGGGAAGCGTTCACTGCATTCACGAAAGAACTTCCTATAGCGGGCATCGTGGTGATGCACACCGTTCAGGTGTTTAGCCACACAGATATCACCACTCAATACCAATACGTCAGCATTCTCAGTGTTATGTAGTTCTAATGCGCCAAATTCTAAGTGTAGGTCACTACCCAATGCTATCTTCATTTTATGATATACCAATCTATAAGTTCTAATACACGATCACGTGAACGTGCCTCCCACAACCATTGTTGTTGTCTATATCCAATGTCACCATCGGAGGACAGGGCATTAACGATTTCTGGAAACGTATTACTAAACGCTTGTCCTAGACGATAGTCGGGATTCTTTAATATCTCAAACATAAATTGTTTTTCAAATTCCTCAAACTCCTGCATGGTGATTTTCAAGAAAGGACTCCTCTTTTTCTTAATTCTTCTATTAGGCCACCGTAGGCAAAAGTATACTGTTGTTCTAATCGTTCCAGCATATTGATACAACTGATGATATGGCTGGTTTCCATATTAGCTATCAATAAGATCTCACGCTCTTTGGTCAACCACGTGGTGCGATGGCGTCTGCGATATTCCTTAAAGTCCTCATTACGATCTGTGGTTAATATATCCCAAACTGTTTGTTTATCTAGTTCCATTTCTTTTTCCATACTTTAAAATAAATGCTGTGGCATCCTCGTCACGTTCGAATACAAATGCCGCACTAACAGAAAACTCTGCAAAACTAACATGACATCCTCTGTGCAACTCCAGCCACCGCTCAAAACTAGATATACCGTGCTTATGCCATGTGGCCTCATAATCTAGATATGCTGACGGCCAGTATTCAATAGTTTGTAATCTAACAGTCATTGTCCGAACTTTAATAAAAATAATGTTGCTAATCGATCATCAGCAATATACAACTGATAACTGTTTTGTTCCCATCGGAAATTCCAACCTTGCCCACCAAACTCTGTATGTAGGTAATATTCTTGTTCACCTATGTATTCTCTCAACCATCTTTTCTGTTGAGGATATAGTCCATTAATCTTTATTTTCACGAGAATTTCAATCCAAATACAATATATTTCTGTTCATCGATGATTTTATATTGATCAGTGATAGCACCTGAATTATCTAATACCAATCTTAAACCATATTCATCTTCTAACCACGACTGGAATGTTTCGATGGTAGCAGTGTTGAGGTCACTAAGACCAAAATATTCTTCACGGGCTTTGAATAATCTAGGCCACCAAGTCTGCCCACCTACTACTGTATCTAGTCTTAGTGTGGGTGTAGCATATAATTTATTGTTATTGGTCATCGGACAATCAATGCTAGGTGTGATATATGTTTACGTTTACCTACTCGTACTTTGATAGCAAAGTCATAGCCTTCTGTTTTAATCCAGTTGTCGATGCGCAAGCCCCAGCTGATGTTCTTGATGCCAACGTTATTCCATAACCAACGTTCAAAGTCTCTACGATCCCAATCACTGGTGCTGTTGAAGCGTATGATCTCACCTGGCATCCAAGCCCACCACAGGTCACGCCATAGGCAACCTGGGTGTGTTAGATAGAACTTCACTACCCATGCCCAGTAGTGATACTTACTGCTATGGATGTGATCATATTCTGTTTCAGTCATAACCACGTTATTTAGTGAATACATATACTCCCTCCCACTTTTCACGTCCTTCTACTTTGTTGTTACCAACGCCTGGACGAGTGTTGAGCATCATCTTGATAGTTGATGCGTGATTAAATCCCAGACTCTGTGCTGTGGCAATCC